TGTCATATATCGCAATGCTGCTTTCAGTTACGGCGCAAACCTTGCCGTCCAAATGCCATGCCATTCGGATCACAGCGAAATACTGATTAGCAAGCTTGTCGTGCGAATAAAAGAACGATTGGCTTGGCGGCTCTTCTGCTTTTGGCTTGCGCAAATCATCCAACCAACTCATCGGTTACCTCCGGTTCCCCTTCAGGCATTGTGACTTCCTGCTGTGGAACTGGCTGCGGTGTTTCCATTAATCCGCCAGCCTGCGTCGCTTCAAGCTCGGCTTCAACATCGAAGTCGTCACCAAGCACTTCGCCTGCTTCAAGCTGTAGCAATAACGTTTCCTGCGTCACCGTGCCAGCGGTGTAAAGCTGCAACAACGCTTGGATCTCTTGTGGCTCAAGTCTTGCGCCCATAAAGTCACGATTAACAAGGCTGCTGCCAGCTTGTGACTCCTGCAAGTAATCAGCGTGGAAGCGTAAGCAGTTGTCGATCATGTCCTGCATTTGCATTGCTACCTGCATCATCGTTGCATCGCCTTGACTGCGATCAATGCGCTTAGCCTCAGCCGTCTCACCTACAAGTTTTGCGCCCATCACAGCAGCAAGTCCAAGCTCGTTGATCTGTGCCTCTATTTGTGCAAGCCTGCGGAATTGCGCGTCATAGCTGTTGCCAGCGGGTTCTAGGTACTCGGCTCGTGCATCTGAAGGAAGGGCGAAAGCTTCTCCGGGGCCTGCGCTGATTTCCTCAGCAGATTGCGGAAAGCCAAACAACGCAAGCATCGGCACTGCGCTGATGTGCAATTGATTTCCAAGATCAGATTGAACCTGATAGTGCTGCAGGTTTAGCTCGGCAATATCAGCCAGCGGTGGAAATGACTCCAATAATCCAATACGGTTGGAATAAGCAACGCTGAACGGGATCTCGCTCAAGCTTGTTGTCCCTTCATCAACAACACGGAAGTCACCTTTTTGATCTTTCTGAAAGATCTCAAATGCGCCAGGAGTTAGGACGCGCACCTGCTCAACTTGCTTCTCTCCATACAAACCATCTGGGACAAGCACCTTTTCAAACAATCGAAGCTGCGTCAGTTTCTGCTGCCCATCCGTTAATTCATACCTCCACCCAAGCACGTCCTTTGGCGAGTATGAAATCCAGTAAGGGCGGCCATCGTCACCAGCTTTAGGCGCATCAACAAGAACACCGACGTGACCGTACCTCAGGCAAATCCTTGATGTAGAAAAAAGCCAGCTTTGTAGGTCGTTGCCCTGCAAATCAACGTCAAATAGTTGCTCGCGGATTTGATCAGTTACATCGTCAAGTCTGACCGGTTTGCGGGTCAACATGCCCGCCAGCATCTTTTCGATTCGAGTCGTAAAGGGGGAACAGACGGAGCGCTGGAGCCTGACGTCATAGCTGAGATCTTGCTCTCTGGGTTCCTGCGGAAGATATTTTCGATGGCCTTTTCTTATTGCAAAAGTTCCACCCTGTAATGCCTCTAACAGCTCCCAATGTGGCTGCATTTTTACCCAAGCCGTACTGGGGTCGTTCACCTGAGTGACGTTGCCAACGCGCTGGCGACCACCAGAGAAGCCTGAATACACAGTTAAATCCCGCCCGATAGTCAGATGTTAATCGACAGATCTGCAGACACAAGAAAGGGGGCGGTTATTCACGCACCCCCATTCAATGCCTTTAATCCCGTTAGACGCTCTAGAAACGAATCGGCCAGTCCATCTAAATGAACAGTCGTGATGGGGGGTCTGGTATCACCCAGCCGTTGTCCATCAGATCTCAGTTCAATCAATATAGTCTTATTCCCGTGCCCCGTCCAGCACGCGCATGAAGTGGGTTCAGCTCACGCCAAACGAGATAACCTGCCGCGTCATTCATGTGATCGTGGCCGGACTCCTTATCAGGCTCCTGCCGTTCGTTATATGCCTGCAACTCTAAGCATTCAATCAGCTTTTTACATCGAGGGTTGATCTGGATTTTGATCTCGCCTTTCCCGTTCTCCAAAGCACTTTGCATAGCAGAAATCCGATCAGCCACCCTCGGATTTGATTTAGGCGATTGATTACGGATGTTATAGCTGGCCAATATTTCCAGATCAGTTTTGGTCGCATTAGTTGATCTGTTGCCACCACTGGCGTCAGGGTAGCCGTAAAGCGTACGGCCTGGATAACGAGAGCAGATCTCTTGCGCTAACGCATCAGTATCGTGAGCGCCGCTGATCTCATCGATGAAATGCAGGGCATTGCCACGGCGGGTTGCCACCACGGCGTTCATATTGCCCACGTTGAAGTCAATCCCGATTCTTAGCGGCTCCTCAGCCTGTGGATCATCATCAACATCTGAGACGTGCTTGGCCCGGTCAAACCGATCGTAGACAGTGCCGGTTGCCAGGTTTTGATAAATGCCCTCTAGATAGGCGCGGCATTGCTCATAGGTGTAACGGCTCAGCAGGTCATCGACAAAGCCCGGTCGGAGGTTATGGGCATTATCTGCCGTCTTCATCCTGAGCAACGCTCTGCGCTTGCCTTCCCTTGCTGCATCAGTGCCAAACGTTTGATAGTGGAACCCGAAACCCTCCGGCGTTGAATAGCAATGGAGCTGATTAAAGTTCCCGACCCTAATACGGCCCAGGATTTTGTCATAAGCACGCTGAGCAATTGATGCTTTAGCAGTGTCAACCTCATCGATAATTGCAAAAGCCCAATCATCACCAACGATCCGCTGATAATTTTCAAACGAAAGACCAAGAATTGTTGAATCACCGCCAGGAAAGTGCAAAGTATGGCTTACATACGGCGCAACCCGAGGAGTGTAAGGAATGCCGAAGCTATCTAAAAAATCTTGAAATTTTGGTGCCCAGATGCGGCGCACCATATCGCTGGTTGGTTCCATTACACAACCAACAAAGCCTTGATTCAAGGCGGCCAGCTTCACGGCAACGGCATGGGCGCAATAGGTCTTGCCACTGCCATAACCGGCGCTGATGCCAATCTCAGGGATGCTGTTGGGTGATCCGCCTTGTGATGTAGCGATGGCGCTTAAGCGTTCAACCTCAAAAGCGCTGAGCTGACCGGGGTTAAGTGTTGCCGCGATGCGTTCGAGAAGATTATCGATGCCTCCGGCTTTAAGCCAAGCACTGCTGTCACTTTCTCCAACACGTTGCAGGATTGATCCGCTTTCGATGTGGCTAAGAAACGTCACTGAAGCACTTGAGCGATCTGCGCTGCGGTCTTGATGCAACCCAAAGCAGCGTTGAGATTATTGGTCTTGCGGGCCTCTTTTTGCAGCGTGGCGAGCTGAGCAAGGATTTCTGCAGTAAAAGTCAGCCGATCTGTTTCCCAATCAGCCCGGATAAGATCCCGCGCCTTGGCGATGTAGGTGTCTGTTTGCCGTTCAGCGATTTCCCATTCTTTCGCGCAATACTGCACGATCTCGGAGCGCACAGCACCGTTTGCCAGGAGGCGAGCGATGCGGTTAACGCGCATGTCTACTTCAATTTTGGTTGATTTAGCCATCAGTCTTTTGACTCCTCCTGTTCAAAGTGTGCCGCAGATGGTTCGCAGATGGCGGTGTTGCCGGTGAAGTCTTCCCAGCGTTTAACGATGACATCACAGTAAGCGGGGTCGAGTTCCATCATTCGGCATTGACGACGAGTCTTTTCACAGGCAATCAAGGTGGTGCCTGAGCCGCCAAACAGATCAAGAATGACAATGCCTGCTTCTAAGTAATCAAGCGAGAAGCGAATAACTTCATAAGGCTTCTGCGTGGGATGAACAGAGCCTTGCTTGTTAAGAACGCCCCGATTTACGGTCACGGAGCGAAGCACTTTGTCGTGATTAGTCCAAGCGAGTTCACCGTCAGACATTGTGAGTCCGTCTTGCCCTTTGCTCCAATAAACCCAGCCGCGAGAGGCAGGGAGAAGGTCAGCAAAGTAGTTCCCACCCCAGATTAAAGACGGGACATTAAGAGAGAGAACGTAATTAAAGATCCCAGCATCAGGGCGTTCTGCATCCCATCCCTTAAAAGCATGTGCCTTTCGATTGTGCTTAGGGTTAGCGCAGACGCTTTTTTTCTGACCGTCTATCCCAATGCCGTAAGGGGGATCAGTGACTACAGCATCAGGTGTAGAACCGTTTAGAAGTCGATCGATTGCTGTGAGGTCATTGGAGTCGCCGCAGAGGAGGCGATGCTTTCCAAGGATCCACAGGTCGCCTGGTTTGGTGGTGGGATCTTCTGGTGCTTCTGGTACGTCGTCAGGATCTGTGTTGCCCTTTTCAGGGTCAAGCTCCGTGACGTTGAGAATTTCGTTTAGGTCGTCCTGATCAAACCAAGGGCTGATGTCATGTTCTTCTGAGAGCTGATGCAGCATCTCCTGATCCCATTCGCTGAGATCAGCGGTGCGGTTGTCAGCAAGAGCTAGGCCGACCTTTTGCTCCTCTGATAGGCCGGTGCGTTTAACGGCGATGATCTCGTCACCGTCGGTTTCAATGATGCGTACGTTTTTGATGCCTGCGGCCTTTGC